CTTGCCGCGCACGAAAGCGATGCGGGCGACGGGGCCGTCTTTGGCTTTCGCCTCTTCCGCGAAGACGAGGTAATGCTGGGCCATGTTCGGCCCGCAAGCCCGTTTTTCGTAGCTTCGGAAAGCCTCGCTCATTTGCTGCTCCCTTGCTTCATGCGGACGCGGATACGGTAGGCGAGCAGGATACCTTCGGCAACGGCCCGAGCGTTCGCTGCCCGATTAGCCTGTAAAAGGTTGTCCCGGACGTGCCCGACCATGCCGTCGTAGTAGACGTTGGCGTAGCCGTCGCGAGGCGTTTCCCACGAGGGGAAAAGCGCTCGATATTCATGGATCAAGCTCATGGTCTTAAGCTCCTTCCTTCAAAAGGTCTCGGTAGTAGTCGCGCAGGAACAAGGCGCCATGCGAGCGTTCGGCGTCGTTCAGAAACGCGCCGCGAACGTGCTTCGAAGCCTCGATCAGCATAAGGCGCCAGGGCCAAAGCGGACCGCGCGAGGCCCACCGGGCGATTTGCAGTCGTTCCTTGTAGCTTCGGCCGCATTGCGAGCCGTCGCCGTCGTTGATCACGACGAGGAGAACCGCGTCGATCCGATGGTTTCCGGTGTAGGACATGGCTACTTGCCCTCCGCCTTGGCGACGACGGCGCGGGCGCGATCCCAAGCGGCCGAAGCCTTGGCCGTGCGCGGGGTTTCCATGTCGCGGAGGAGGTCCTTCAACGCCGCGAGCAATTCGTCGCGCTGGCGAAGCAACGTCGGCGCATCGGCGATCAAGTAAGCGTTCGGCGGCGTATGAAACGGCGAAAGCCCTTCGCGCTTGTTGACGTACGCGACCTCGCATCCGCGCGCATCGTAAATCCGTCGCCCTCCGGAAAGATTGGAGACCTCCCAAGGTCCCGGCGCATGTCCCGTGTATTTGTGGCTCATGGTTCCTTTTCCTTCCCTGGAAATTCAAACCTGTGCCTCATATAGCACCGCGATCTAAACCCTACCAATGCCAATTCCGCACGCCTCATTTGCTTCCGGCGCATACCCACAAACGTATCGGGGCCATTGCTTCAGGTATCACGCAAAATCAAAGGATTTGACTGCCTAACCATTGGACGAAATCCCGAGCAATCCCGATCCCGATCCCGACTTTTCCCGATCCCGATCCCGAATAGGAACGATCCCGATCCCGAATTCATTTTCGGGATTCCCTTTTGCTTCAATATGTTAGGCGGTTTTGATCCCGAGTTTTTCCGATCCCGATCCCGGGATTTCAATTTTCCGATCCCGAGTTTCTAAACCCCCTTCTTACTTTAGTAAGAGGGGTTAGAAACGGTCGGGGAAATTGCGTGATACCTAAAAACGAGGTTCGGGATAGGCAAGCAAACGAAAACCCCCCGGGAATATCCCGAGGGGTTTAAGGCGAACCCGCTATGGCCTAACCTTGCGGTGGGAAGCGGCGAGGGGGCGGGCGGCGGTACCCGGAAAGCTCGCGAGGGTCCTCGCTTTGCTTGTGAGCGACGAATTCGTCGTCCCAGCGGGTCCTAGCGCGGCGTTCGGTTCGCCGGCGAATGAATTCATCCGTAGGCGTTTCGTCGAATTCTTCCGGATCGTAGCGGCGCGATTTAGACATGGTCCTATCCTCGTTTGGCCGGGCACCATTGCCCGGTTCCGTACTAGGGACGCGCATTGCATCCCTAGTCCGGAACCGTTCAAGCTCCGTAAGAGTTCAAAAGTTCGGCGATGCGATCGGCCATTTGCTTGTCGCGACACCATGCCGCGACGTATCCCATGCGCTCGCGGTCTATGACGTGCCAACGCGACGTTTGCAGCACCGTCGCCCGTACCTCAAAACGATCCGAGGCGAACACGGGCGGGGTTTCGAGTTCCTGGCGATAGAGTTCCGACGGATTAGGCATGGCCTATTTTCCTTTCACAGGTTGGCGGGGTTCACGGGAACGGGTTCGCCCCCTACTTCGGCGAGGATAACAGCCACCTCATAGACTTTTCGGGCTTTGAGTACTTTCGCGGCTTCGCGTTGCGCGGCATATGAGGTTGCCGCGCGCACCTCGCAACGGTTTCCGCGATAGAAGCATACATATCCGTTTTGCATGGTTCATCCCTCCATAAATGCCGCTAGTGCGGCGACGTGTTCGGCCGATACGGCGAACGCGTTGTCATAGGCTTTGGGCTGATCATTGGCGACATATTCACACCAACTATCCCAAAGCACCTCGCAACCTCCGAATTTTTCGCATAGGTCCAGGTATCGCGCCAAAAACCGCTTGCGCGCGGCCGGGGTTTTCAGGCGGGCGAACAAGCTAGACTTGACTGCACTAGGCTTGATCCTAAAGCGGTTTAGGTTATGGGTGTCCAGGCAACCGACGCGGCCGAATACCAATTGAAGCAAAAACCCGGCTTTTACCGGTCCGAAGCCGAACAAGCCGCAAGCATATTCGAGCATGGCCAAGTCTTTCTCGCGCGGGGTTGCGTCCGGATCGTTCGCAATGTGCTCGAAAAAGGCGAGGTTAGCTTGGCGGTTCTGCCATGCTTCGGCCCAAGCACGGGCTTTGAAGCCGAACAATCGCCCGCGTGCTGCGTCGGGGTCTTCTCCGAATTCGATATCGTCGAATGCCGGCTTTACCTCGTTAAGAGGTTGCCGGATCGTAAGCACGACGAATTGGCAAACGCGCGCGAAGTTATCCGGGTTCTTTCGTGCCCAAGCGCCAATAATCGGTTGGTGTGTCGCGAACATGGCTAGACCCCGGCCGCAAACGCGATAAAGGCGAACACGGTAAGCGCAAGGGTCGCAACAGCGACGAAATACGCCCATTCGGCGCGTTCCCGCTTATTCCGGCGTTTGGTTTGGCGGGCGTGAATTTCCCGGCGGCGATGTAATGCCGCATTGGCGCGGCGGATCGCTTCCTTTTCGCGGTAGGTCATAGGCTTTTCCCTCGTTATCCCCGGCACAATCGCCGGGTTCTATCCTTCCCCCGGACATGCCAGGGGAAGACTAGAACCCGTCGGGTTATTCCGTCGGATTACTTTCTTCGATTGCCCGTTCCGGATCGTGGGTAGCAATCCAAAAACCTTGGCTATCCTCCGTCCATTGACCATTGGCGCGGGCGACATCCTCCGAGACGTTCACGAAGTAGCCCAAGAATTCCGACGGGCGCCCGTCCATGAATTGAAGGATAGCGGGGCGGAACGCATCCCGCGTTGCGCGCGGTCCCAGGATCAAAATGCTTTCTTGGGGTTTGTCGCCTTCCATAATCCCGTCGATCAAGGGCTTGACGCGGTCCCAGTCGCGCGCGTTCACGATGTAGCAGTCCTCGGAGATCGGAAGCTATCGCCCCCGATAGCGGCAACGGCGTTGTTTTCAAAACCTTCCGAGTTAGACATGGGATATTCCTTCGTTTGGTCCGGTCGCATCATTGCGTCCGGTATGCGGTTTATATGGTCGCTCCGCTTATCGCGTCAAATGATTTGACTGCATACCTATCCCGCGTTTCGCGCATGGCAAGGTTAATGCGATGTAGTTATTGGTTCGATGGCGAACTATTTCCGGAGCGGCCGAAACCTAATCCGCACGCAATCCCCCGCAATCGAACGCGCGCCAAGGCATAGCTAATGTTATCCAATGCTACGCAACCGCCGGTTAAGTATCGCGTGATACCTAATCGCTAACGTTATGCCGACGTTTCGTTGGCGATTTGTCAACGTTCCGTCGGCAACCGCAAGTTGTGCCGCTGAAATCTTGAGGCCGGGGGTACTTCGGGGGGCCGGGGTGGGGGTTGCGCGCTAGGAGCCCCCGAGTAGCCAAAGACCTCCCGGGTCAACATACCCCTCCACAACTATCAGTTGTAACCATCACCCCAGAAAAAAACCAAACCCCGCCGGTGACGTTCCCAGGAAACCTTGACAAGCCCTCGACGGCCTCGGTACATTCCAAGCGTTCCAGCAGGCACTCCGCGTTCCTTCCCCGTCGGAGGTGGCCAATCAGCCTGGGCCGCAGGAGGGGCAAACCTGCGACACCAAAACCCCCAGAGCTTTGAGGAGGGACTATGGCGACGAAGCGTTGGAAAGGCGGAAAGAGCCGCAAAGGCGGCAAAGGCATCGGTGGGGCCAACCTCGGCCGTTCCGATAAGCCCACGCCCCGTGAGATGAAGGTCATCGACCGCTACTTCACCAACGGCTACGTCAAGACCGAAGCGTTGGCCTTCGGTGGGTACAACTCGCCCGAGACCAACACCTGGGCTTTCTTCGCTCGCCCCGCGGTCAAGGCCGAGATCGAGCGCCGGCAAGCCCGGCTGCGTCAGAAGTTCGAGATCAACGAGGACAACATCATCCAGGAGTTGGCGGCCATCGGCTTCGCCCGACTGTCAAATCTCATGGAAATTCAAGAGGATGGCAACGCCACCGTCGACCTCCGCAACCTGACGGAGGCCGAGAAAGCCGCCGTGTCGGAGTTCACCGTCGACGAGTACGTCGAGGGCAAGGGCGACGAAGCCCGCACGGTCAAGAAGACCAAGATCAAGTTCCACGACAAGGGCAGCGCGTTGGAGCGCCTGATGCGCCACCTCGGCATGTTCAAGGACAAGGTCGAGATCGGCGCCGGCCAGGACCTCGTGGCCCTGCTGATGGAAGGCCGCAAGCAGGCCGCAGCCTCGAAGGAGTAACCGATGCCCGGGAAGGTATCACGCGATACCCAGGTGAGTGCCTACGACGCGGAACTCGCCAAGGAGATCAGGAAGTATTACGCCGACCCGCTCGGCTACGTCATGTTCAACTTCCCCTGGTCGACCGATCCGTCGATCCAGATGGTGAAGCTGAAGGAGCCTTGGGCCTCGCGGTTCCCCAACGTCGAGTATGGCCCGGACGCCTGGGCCTGCGAATACCTCGACGAATTGGGCGAAGAGGTCAAGGCGCGCAAGTTCGACGGTCGCGTCACCGTCGACCCGATCCGCATTACCACCGCATCCGGCCACGGTATCGGCAAGTCGACGCTGACTTCGTGGCTTATCATGTGGATCATGGACACCCGCCCGTTCTGTCGAGGAACGGTGACGGCCGGTACGGACACGCAGCTCCGCACGAAGACCTGGGCCGAACTCGGTAAGTGGCACGCGATCGCCAAGACCCGCCATTGGTTCGGGTACAACAACTCGCGCGGCAACATGACCTTCAAGCGCATCGGCCTGCCCAACGTGCCGGAGGATAGCTGGAAGGTCACGGCCATCACTTGCAAAGAGGAGAACGCCGACAGCTTCGCGGGTCAGCACGCCGCCAACTCGACCTCGTTCTATCTGTTCGACGAAGGCTCGGCGGTGCCCGACAAAATCTACGACGTTGCGCTGCTCGGCGGTATGACCGACGGTGAGCCCATGTTCTTCGCGTTCGGCAACCCGACCAAGAACAGCGGCAAGTTCCATGCGATTACCGTCGGCGCGGAGAGCCATCGCTTCATCTCGAAGTGCATCGACAGCCGCACCGTCGAGATCACCAACAAGAAGATGATCCAGGAGATGATCGACGACTTCGGCGAGGAAAGCGATCGCGTGAAGGTTCGCGTGCGCGGCATCTTCCCTTCGGCGTCGGACCAGCAGTTCATCGCCGGAGAAGACGTGAACGTGGCCATGAACCGGCCCGACCTTCCGCTTCGGCAAGAACGATAGCGTGATCTACATCCGCCACGGGCGAGACGCCCGGACGTGGGAGCCGCGGGTGTTCTCCGGCCTCGACACCAACCAGCTCGCGCACAAGATCGCCCAGGTCGTCACGGAGTTCGAGGGTCGGAACCTTCCGGTCGCGGCGATCTTCGTCGACGGCACGGGCGTCGGCGGTGGCTGCGTCGACACGCTGCGATCGCTCGGCTACACGCCGTTCGACGTGGGCTTCGGGTCGAAGCCGATGGACCCCCGCGAGTACGCCTACCGCGTCGACGAAATGTGGGGACGGATGCGGACGGCGATCAAGGAAGGCTTGGTCCTGCCGCAGCCCTGGACGAAGCACGGCTCGCGCCTGCGCTCCGAGCTGACCCAGCGCGAGTACGGCATCAAGACCGGCGGGCAGATCAAGCTGGAGAGCAAGGAGGAATACGCGAAGCGCTTGGGCGAAGACGCCGGCCTCGACATGGCCGACGCGCTGGCGTTGACCTTCGCCCACGATGTCGCGCCGGCGCTGCCGGCCGGCCGTCGCAAGGTCCGGGTCAAGACCGACTTCAACCCGCTTGACGGCGTTTGAGAAACCCCGTAGTTTGACCGGCGTATCCTGAAGGAGGGAAGCGAATGACCGCCGTATCCGTTTTCGAAGAACCCGGCAACACTTACCGCGCTTCCTGGACGCTGACCACGGCGGCCGGAACCGGAGTGTTCCTCAAGCAGCCCGGCGCGTCAGATCGCTCCGTCCAAGCGTTCGGAACGTTCGGCGGTGCGACGTGCATCCTCGAAGGTTCGAACGACCCTCGCGTCGAGACCGACCCCGGCAACGCCGTATGGTCCCCCTTGACCGATGCGTCGACCACGGCCATCAGCTTCACGGCGGCCGGCATCGAGGCGGTCAACGAGAACCCCCTCTACATCCGCCCGCGCTTGTCGGTCGCCGGCACCGGCGCGACGATCACCGTTTCCCTCGTCAGCAAGGGAGTGCGCTAGTATGAACCTCGAAGAGATCAATTCGGCGCTCAATGGCGCCCGCCCGCTTATCAAGCAATTCGAGGCGCAGGCCAGCCTGGCGAAGCTCGGCGAGTTGATCGTCGCCAACCTCGACGCCATCGGCGGTCTCAGCAAGGAAAAGGAAAACCTCGAACGGCAGCTCACTGCTCGTAAGCTCGACATCGAGCGCGCCGAAGCGAAGTTCAAGGAAGCCGACCAGGCCGCCAAGCTGCGCTGGCAAGAAGCCGACCAAGCGATCGCCGCCTCCGCGGAAGCAAAGAAGGCGGCCGAGGATGCCTACGTCGAGAGCGTCAATAAGGCGCACGCCGAAGCCAAGCAGATCATCGAGGCTGCCGCGGAGAAGGCAATCGAGATCAAGGCCGCGGCCGACGAGCGCGCGGCTTCCGTCGACAAGGCGATCGCCGAGAAGCGCGAAGAGTTGGCCAAGATCGAG